GGTTTCGTGTTGTTTCGTAATCGCTGTCTCATGATTGCCGCGACCCATGACAGCAAAGTGTTTTAGGTAGGGCCGATAGAACTCAGCAGCGGTTTCGACAATCAGATCAAAGTAGTTACTCCCTTGGTGCTCTGGTCTCAACGCACTTTTATCCGATCGCTTATCCCAGCGACCTTGCATCACGCAGTGCAGATCGCCGTTGTCCAAAATTGGTGCATCAAACTCGACCGCTTCGTCGAGGTGTTTTTTCTCAAGAGCTTGATCGCACTTACGGTTGTCGTGATGCACGTCCGAGCGGAGCAAGACCCATTGTTCCCAGTCGGTTCGTTTCGACATCTCAACTCTTATCTCGACAACATTTTTTCCCAGTTTGCGTAGAGTCCATGCCATTTACGCTGCTCCTAAAGACGAGAAAGAAACTCTTTCCACCGCTCAGCCATCGCATCAGATGTGTGATCTGATAAATCAATCGTCGTTGGCTTAGCTCGTTTAATTGCGTCAGCTATTGCGTCAACGTCTGGACGGATTGAAACAACAGACGCTCCTATATCTCCGTGCTGCTGGAGTAGATCCGCAACTATGCCTGTGTTGGTCGAAACAAGCGGAACTCCAGCCATCAATGCTTCCATTGCCGTCAAGCAATAGCCTTCGTTATCAGCCAGCGTGGCGACACAATCGACCGTCTCGTAGATGTCGCCAACCGATTCAATCGAGTGACCGATTCGGCATCTGGATGTTAAACCTCTTGCGTTGATCTCTCGTTGCAGCCACTGATAGTTTCCCCAGCCAATGAACAATCCCCAGCGATCAGGCAGTTTGCAAAGAGCGTCGAGCAACCGAATAACTCCCTTTTCTTCGTTAAGCCGACCGACCATGCCAACGACATTCGCAGACTCTGGGATCGCGTAAAAGGACCGAACTTCGATGCGTGATCGTGTCCGTTTTAATCGATCGATATCAACACCGTTAGCAATCACGGTGACATCGCGTCCGGTCCAAGCTCTGATCCGTTTTGCAACTAGATCAGACACTGCCACCAAATAATCATACTCGCCGGAGCAAATGTTCGTTCGTGTGTACTCGCAAACGCCATGAGCAACGCCGATGGAAGTTATTCCCTTCGGCTTGCGAAACGCATGTACGTTACTGACTAACACAGGCTTACAACTTGCTGCTACATCATCGATCGTGCGATCAACAGCAACGGAACGCAGCCTTCCTCGCAGGTGTTGATCTTTTAGATGATTTGCAAGGTGCGGGACGAATCCAAAGCATGGAAGTCTTTCTGCGAGCGAAATAGACCAACGCTCAATACCACCGTACTCACATGTCGAATGCAAAGCATAGAGTCGCTCTGCTCGCCATAGGTTGGTTGCTCGATCGATTGATACCGCAGGACGATTAAGCTTTGCGTTGACGGCGTTATGGATTGCAACGGTCCAGTCAAACCAAGCTTGCTCCGAAGAATAGTCTGGCGGTAAATCGACAAGCATGTCCTCAAAGTTTTTGTAACAACCACAGCCGCGAGGAATCTTTTTTTTCCACTGCGATAACCAATCTTGAGAACCTAGGCGACACTCATGCAGGAACCTCCACGCCTCTCTGCCCTCTTTGTCGGTTGCCTGCTTTTGCCTTCGAAGCTGATCTCGCTTGGTGTTTACGCCGAGGTGTCCTTTTGGAGCAACCCATTCGCCTTTAACTGCGAGCACCATTCCGCACTGGCATACGTAGGGTCTTTGTTGTATTGCGACCACAGCACCGCACTTACAAGTAGCAGCAATCGATTCCACAGATCTTGACATAATAGTTGCAACTACCTCTGGTAAATATGTTTGTGTCTGTACTGCAAAAACAAGTGAGATCAAGACCAGATACGGTATACGGCCCGAAAGTAAAACAAGGCTGATCGCAATTCACTTCATCGGGATAGTTCGGCCCTTGACATCCTCCGCAACTTGAGGTGCAGCCGGTAAAAATTGTCATGGTTGCTGTTTCGGGATCGGTGTAAGGATTAGGACAAGTAAACCGAATGTCCCATCCCTGCTGTCCTGCGCAGCATGTTTGACTGCCAGACCACTCATCCTGGGTACGATCCCATGTGATCGGGAAGCAACAAGGCTCAAGCAAATCGAGACGAACGCAATCTTCAGGGTCGGGGTAAATGCAGACAGTTAACTCAGGAGGGAGCGGAGTGCCTTCGCATGAGCAAAGACAACTTGCACACGTCTCGTCATCGACTCGGTGTTTCTCGAAGCGGAAATTGTCGATTTTCATTCCTGCGTCGGAAAGAGAGAACCCAGAATAAAACCCGCTCGCGAACAAACCTGTTCCGAGCTTAATCCCAACGAACGATTCAATTGCCTGACCGACTCCTGCGCAAAACTCGTCTTCGCTAATGTGCGCCGTAAACCGTCGAGTCAACCCAGTCTCCGAAATGATGTCCTCTTCCGCTAGGATCGTTTCCGCTCCACCCGTCGATCCAAGGCCAAGCCGAATTTTGGACATGGCCGTGCCCTGGCGTTCGTATTCGGCAAAGTAATAAGATGCGCCGCAACTTGTGCCTGTGCCTGATCGAGATGCGTTGAGGAGCAATCTGTATTTTTGACCACTATCGGGCACTTCGTCGATAGTGTCGAAACTCACCACCATTGCTCCGCTGTCGTTAGGGTGCTTAATAAGCAGTAACGCTGTTCCTCCTCCAGTGATTGCTTCCGCTTCATTGTCGTCGATTCCGTAGCTTCCGGTTGTGTCGCACCATGCACCGCCAAGCTCGTCGTCGTCTGGTCGCGTGAAGCTGTCTTCGTAAATCAGACAACCGCAGCAGCACATTCCTAGCTTGCCCATTTCAACCTCAGCAAATTTGAACTGCCGCCCATTTCGCGTCTACGGGAAAAAGCATGACTAAAGCGCCGGTCGGTATAGCCGTGTCGGATGGATTGCGAGCTTCGTAGACTACCGTACCGGCGGTCCAGTCCCCTGACGTAGGATTTTTTTTTGTAACGTCGCCTTCGCCGTTCGCAGGAAGCTCTTCGTTGGTGATGCCGAGTATAGGCGTTTCGTTGCTAACGATTTTCCAAAGATCGTCTTCAAGCTCGTCCTCGCCGATCACCGAGTACATCGATCCCTTTTCGATTGTCCATTGATTATTCTTTGGACCGACTCGCGTATTCACCGCAATCGTGTCGCTACCTTTTTTGACTCGATAGATCGGTCCTTCTTGAGCAATCGCAAATTCGTTATGCGGTATTTCCCTAGTGTCTGAAAACAAAAACGGACCTACAAGGGCGTTAGTCCAGTTTATTGGCTTGTTCACGGTGATGTAGTTCTTGCCGCCGTCTTCGATCGTGCTGATCGCTTGCAAGATCGAATACGGAGGTATCGTTTCGCCGCTTTCGTTTTTGATAAAGATCGGTTCCGGTATAATCCACGGCGGCTGCTCGGTCGTAACAAACTCGCCACGCTCGTAAGCACGCACTAGCTTCCAAATGCGACGCCCTTGCTCCGGGCTGAACATTGCGAAGTCTACGTCGTCCGACATGCGTTAGCCTCTTGTGTCGCAAAGCAACGCAACCGAGATTACTACAGGTGTTACCGCTGTCGCCGTGCCCGTGTCACTTACAGCAATTGACAATCGACATTGAAGGACATCGCCAGGATTTACAGAGGAAGCTTGAATAACGAAATCTTTGTCTGCTGCGGTGAGACTGTTGATGTCGGTTGCCGCCGTTGTTACGAGATCACTTCCGACCGTAGTTCCGCTGCCAACTACGAATGCTTCCAGGTCAACAGTGCAAGACGTACTGGCGACCGTCGTCTCCATCTTTGTTCGGATCCGAAACTGGATCGTTTCGCCGTCGTCGTAATTGGGCGGAATCGCCATGAAAAAAGCAACTCTCCTCGTCGTTGCTCCGAGGTTCTTACAGTCGCCAGCCGAGAGAAGCACTGTTGCACCCGAGCCGCTCAAAGCCGAGGTAGTTAAAGCAAGATCGTCGGTCGCTGCCGTGCCGACTGCGTTGGTGTGATTCGCATCCCACACCCGATACTGCGTCGGGTTTACAGGAAAGGATTGCAAGGTTCTTTGCCGCAATTGCGTATGCAAGATTTCAGCGTTACCCGAAATGGTGTTGGATGTAATGCTGCCGTCTGGCAGTTGCAAAAAAGCGTTTGTTATTTGAGTCATTTGATTCTCCTTAGATTAAACCGAGTGCATTATAGGGTGCTTCGCCAAATACCTTGAATTCAATGTAGTACGGTGCGCCGCCATTGGGTACGCGATAGCCGTTCTGGTCAAGCATAACAGGCTTATTGACTGGTTTTCTGTCCTCGTCAACGGCTCTTACGATTCGAAAGCTGCCGCCGGAATCGACTCGCTCGTATAGTCCCTGATGGAGGACTCGCTTCCACCATGCTCGAAGTGCTGTTGTTTTGTACGGATAGCGAAATTGAATCGTAGCCGTTACTTCCCAGTAGCGAGTTTGTCCAGCCAGGACGTTGCTGGCAGAGAACTTGGTCATTCGCGCTGTCCCTGGAGGCCAGCCTAAAAACGAATCAGAGTTTACGCTCTGACGATAAACTGCTTGAACATAGGGATTGAACTGCAAGAAGTTGCGACGAATCGTAACGGTCTGGTCGGCTACAGGTCGTTTTAATCCTTCGATCGGCTCGAAGTTCTTGGTCACGATTGGAGCTCCAGTGTAATCTTCGTCAACCTCCTCTTCTGTTTCCACGTCATCCCAGTCGATTTTCGGTGGTGCAAAGATAGGACTCGGCTCAGCGTTAGGGCCTCCCGGTCCGATCTCTCCCTTCCAATTGATCGTGACAATGGAGAAGATCGGTGATACGGTTTCGATTTGCGCAGCTTCAGCAACCACGAACGGAAAGTTCGGATAGAACGATCCAGCTGCTGGTATTCCGTTAGCTTGGTAGATGTTAACCTTCGGCTCGTTTGGACTGTGAAGCACTTGATACGCTTCAACAAAACCAATATCAAGCTTGCGGAACTTGTCGCTATAAGTCGCATCGCTTGCCGATCGCGACCACATTTGATCGACGCTTAAGATAGCCATCAGTTTAGGACCCTCACGCCGCGAAGCCCGCCTGGGTTTTTGTCTAGCTTGTTCAGGTTATCTGCAATCTTGTACAGTGCAGCGAGCTGCTCTTTGCTGATTGCTAATTGGTCCTGAGTCCCCCGAGTCAGCAGTCGAGATTCTTTGGCTTGAACTGGTCCCGAAGCGGAAGTTTGAACGTTGTTTTCTTTCTCTTTCTTGAGCCTATCTAGCCGTGCTTCTTCGGCAGCAATTCGATCTGCTTCATCTTTAGCAAATCCTTCTTGCTGCAACGCAAACGAACGTGCTGCCTCTTCACCCTGCTGAATCAGAATCTTTTCCTTTTCTAGGTCTGCAAGTATTTTCTTTCTTGATTCTTCTAGTTGCTTTGCTGCTTCCAGCTTCTTTTCTTCCGCTGTTAAAGCGGCATCCTCCGCAGCCATTTTCTTAGCGGCGTCGGCGTCAATTCCTTGATTGATCAAAGCTTGAACCTTGGCAGCTTCGTTCCCTTTCTCTAGTGCAATACGACGCATCTCAAGAGACTGTGTTTCTTGTTTAATCATCTGATCTGATTTTAACGCCGACTCTTCTTGTGCGATTCGCTCAGCCTCAGCATCAGACATTCCCTGCTGAACTAGTTGAAACTTTCGGCCAGCTTCTGCTCCGTCTTCCAATGCAACTCTTTGCTGAACAATTGAAACAGCGGAATTACGATACGCTTCTGCTACCTTTGCGGCTTGCTGTGCTGCCTTCTCTTTTTCTGCGTTCGCTTTCTTTAGCTCGTCGTTTTGCTCGCGAATACCATCGATCCAAGAGATCATCTCATCTGACATTCCTTGACGTTTCAAAGACCATCGCTCTGCGGCAGATTCGCCTTGCGTTAGCAGAACCGTTTCTTTAGTCAACGACTCCATCGAGGAATTGAAAGCCTGAGTCACAGCCCTAGAACGATCGTCGATTGAGTCTTTTAGCTGTCGTTGCTGTTGACGGAGTTGATTGATTTGTTCCTGCAACTGGTTAGACTGCTGATCTAACTGTGCAGCCATCTCTTTATTTTCGTTCGTAATAGCGAATTCGGCCCTGAGCTTTTTTTCTTTCTTGGCGTTCGCAGCAATCGTTTCTATATATGCTTTCTCTTGCAGTTTTAATTCATTGAAGAACTCGTTCGTCCTGGCTAGCTGCTGCTCAAGATCAGGCAGTATCTGTACATTCTTAAACTCAGATCCGAAGCGTATATCACGCATCTGCATCATTACGCTATTAAGCTGATCTGATTTTTGTCGTGCCCGCTCAAGCTTCTTCTCGAATTCGTCCATCCCGAAAATAACATTGCCGATGGACTTACCTAGTTCGATTGACATTACAGCAACGAGACCAGCGAGTCCGGCCTTAAAGATCATTGCACCAGCACCGCCCATCTTGGCGATTTGACCAAACTGATTTACCTTTTCCGTCAATTCTCCAATCTGTGCAATTTGACCTCCAAGTTCAGTTCCCCCTAGCATCTTGGTTAATGCACCGCCAACTCCAGCCAATCCCTTGAGCTTTTCCCCGCTAGCCTTAACTCGACCGATTGTCTGCTCGGCATTCGCCGCAACCTGAGCAAACTTCTGACTCGCTTGATCGTCGGCAGAGATAATAACCTGGACTGCTTCACTCGCCATCGACGTTGCTCCTCAGGGTAGATTCCTCGATTCGGTAGCAACGCTCGGCAGACAAGAACCAGCAAGATTGATCGAGAGCACCTCCAGATATTGGAGGGATGCCTTTCTTAAACAGCTCAATCAGGTGAATCGTGGAAGACATGCTGCGAGCGTGATCGTTTGGGCATCCGTCTATCTGAATCATACCGCCCTCGCAGTGCGTACATCCTTTGCCGTGGCAAGTCGGACATTCGATTTCGATCGGTTCTGTTTCTGTTCCACGATCTAGGCATTGGTTGTCGCATTGTCGGCACAGCTTGCCGTGCCTGATCAATGCAGCAACCCTTAAACTTTTTTTTCGTCATGCTGCAAAAACTGATTCGCTAGAATCTTTCGCAACAATTCCCTTGCTTCGTTATGGCTCAGGAGCGATTGAAGGTCGCAATCCTCGAACGCAAACGATCCCATGTTCTCCCAGCCTGCGAGATACTTTTTTAGCAGCTTGCAAGTCGCTTGAAAGATCTCGTCGGTAGTTTTGTTCTGGAGCGATTCGTCCATTTCTTCCGAAAGCTTTTGCTGCTCTCGCATCGTGAGCGATCGACTGTAAAACGTCGGACGCGATTCAACAGGCTTGTCGGCATCGCTATCAAGGACAACAGGAAACTTCAGGTTCGGTTCTAACGCAATTGGCATATAGCTACGGTGTAAATACGAGTTCGATTTCTTGGTCTGCGGTAGAACCATTCTGACCGCATAGGAAGGTTAGCTCGTTCGTTTGGAGCATATTACGATCTCCCTCTGCAATTGATTCTAGCGAAGCCTTAGGGGCCGTAAACACAATCTTTGAACTCGAAGGACCACCAATTTCGAAGACAAGAGCAGCTTCGGTTGATGCGAGGAACTGCCCGAAATCGTCTCGGCCAGCAACTAACTTCGCTTCTGGATTTACCGTAACTGTCGGCCTTCGATTCGTAATGACGGTGGAGATGTAACCGCTTTCGCTCGTAGTCGAAACAGATTCCCGATAGGTGATTGTGTTAGCTAGGTCTAGCGTGACCGTTTGACATTGAAGCGCAGCCCCACTAAACGTCGTGACTCCCTTTGCATACCGCAACGGAGCGACTACAGGATAGGTCGGAGTGATCAAAGCAACATCGGTGGGTGCAACCCAAATCCCGCTAAACTCAAATTCGGCAGTAACCATCTTACCTGCCTCGCAATTTAGCTTCATGTTTCCAGACGCGCCTCGAATCGACTTAAACAATCCGTCTTCGTACACGCCGATCGTAAGCGTTTTCGTTAAACCTGGAGAGATTGGAACTGTACTGCTTGGTCGGAACGTGTTGGTGCTTTTCACCAATCCGCAAGCAGGGAGAAACGTATCAGCCCAAGCCGGTTCAGTTGCGGTTCCGTCCCAACCAAGATCAATCGAAAAAGTAACCTTGCCCTTGTGACCGCCAGTCACTGAAAACAAGTGCCCGAGCGACCCCTGCCCTTCTCTTGGAGTCTTTTCGATATCGGTTTGGATCGTAACGTTATAAGCATTAAATGCAGCATCGGCAGCAGCAAGCGTTTCTGCGGTTCCAGTAGTCGTTTCAATCTTAGCTGCCAAGATTCGTTTGCGTTTTAGTAGTACCATGCTATCGACCCCTCGATGTTTTAAGTTTGATGATGCCTTGTTTTTCTAACACGATCTCTTTGATTCGTCGCTTGATTTCTTTAGGTAGACGATCTTGTGCTACGCCAATTGCTAGATTTGCAGCGCCAATTTGTTCGAAGTAATCGCCAGGAGCAGGACCGACGACGCGAACTAAGCTGCGACTTTGTTTTCTGCGATAGACGTGATTGTTGTATTGCTTGGATATAAATGCATCGTACACTGTACCCTTGAATGTGCCTTTGTTTGCATAGTTAACTGGCTTGTAACGCCACTGAACTCCCAACAACTTTTTTTTGCCTTTCATCTTTTTCACGTAACTTCGAGCGTCATAATACTTCAGCGGGAAAGGATGACCTGGATCTAAGCTCAACACGACTGTAGGGTTCTCGTCTGTCGGAGCTTGCTTGCGTTTGATGATTCTCTTTAACGTTTCAGCTTTCTTAAATTGCTTACCGCCTTTAGATGTTCCGTCGTTCGATTTCAAGTACATGACCTGACCTAGCTTTTGAGCAACCTTAACCCTAACCGTCTTGCCGACCTTAGATACGATCGTTCGCAGTTGCCTTGGCAGTTCGTTTCGGAACTCGCCCAACTCTGTTAGCAGTTGGGTGAACTGTTCCTGGTTCACGTCGAGCTTGACTTGCATCTCAGATCCTCGACACGAAAGGAGAGTATTCTGAGACGCGATACGTTACAGCAACAGGTACGTTAATACCGTCTGGTCCGCCGTCAAAATTAACGTACTCAAACTTTCCGATCTCGCTATTCATGGCGAGGTTGTCCATCGTATGCCATGTTGAATTCGGAGTCGTCAAGGCTTTGATGATGTCTGCTGCTGCCTGATTAACAACGTCCTCACCGCTCGTCTCGTCCGGGAGTAAATGGCATCGGATATTGAACGTCTGCCGTCTTGCAATTCCAGGAGGGTTACCGGCGATGTCTAGTTCGCTTATCCGCTCGTCGTCGCCTTGTACTACCAAGATCTGGCGATCTCTCGGAGTAAATTCACCCATGCGAGTTGGACGAAAGACTTCGACGATACCAATCTCGTAAGCGGTGTTATCGACCATCGCTTCCATGCGATTAACGATGACTTCGTAAATTTGCTCGACGATGGCTAGCGACATTCGAGAGTCAACATTCCTTCGTCATGAGTCGTTATTCGCACAATCGATCTGCGAGTTTTCGGCTGACCAACACGAACAGCAAACTCTAGCATATCGCCACCAATATTGATCTCGTCGCTAGCAATGCCCTTAATCGAATCGTTGGCAACAAACACCTCAAAGACAGGAGTGATTGTGTCCCCGTCTTCGGGGTTAATGGCGAACGCTTCACGCTGAACGACTGCGTTGATTGAACGAGAAAGGCCGTTCCTTTTGTAATAGGTAACGGCCTCTGCAAAATCTTCGACATTGCAGAACACCGCAACAGCATCAGCTTGCATGGTGTCCTTGAGTGTCATCGTCTTACCGCTTGCAAGTAACGCGAATGTAGTCGATCACGACGGAATCAACATTCGTGTTTGCTGCCTTTTGCAACTGAATAATCGGTTGCAGTCCAGCAGTGTAAGCCGACATGTCGAAAGTTTGAGTTGAGCAAACTCGCTGCCCGTCAATATAGAACTTGACGTTCGACTTGCCGCCCGTGAAATCGATCACGAACTCTTTGTAAGTCGTCCCTAAAGCAACGCCAGTAGACACATCGTCAACGTCTCTGGTTCCATCGTCAGTCTCTGCGTAGACGAGAGTCGTGCTGTTTGCGCCTTCCATTCGGAACCAAGCAAGAGCAGCGACGCTATCAGCCGTGTCATTCCTAGCCGAACCTATGCCGAAGCAAAGAATGGACCCGCTGGTAAAAGTCGATGCACCAATCTTGACGCGCATCGAAACTCGCTGAATTAAATCGATGTCAAAATCAAGTGCATCGTTGAAGTGTAGACAAACATTTTCAACTTCTGAGGTCGCCGCAAGAGTCAACGTAGCGACCGAAGTCCCTGTGGTATAGACGGGAGTCCCAGAAGCAGAAGTGTCATCAACCATCCAAGAAGTCGCCGGATCGGCACTTGTCGGAAATGTTGCCGGTGTTCCATTGAAGTCGTCTTGAAAAATTTCAAAATCGCGAATCGGATAATCCATTTTTTAGTTTCTCTTTCTTTGTTGATTGAGTGTTGGTTGAGTGGGTTAGCGGTTGCCGTAGAGTCCACGCCAATCGATTGCGGCACAACCGAACGTCTGACGAACTTTATAGCGATAGCAATCGGTTTCGAAATCAACTTCGTTTTCAAGAACTGGAGCCTCTTCTCCGTTCAAGAACGTTATTTCTACGGTGTCAATTTGTGCAGCATCTGCTGCCAAGTACCAATTGGTTGTCGAATTTGCATCGAGTAGAGCTTCTGCAACAACGCTCAAAGGACGAGATCCATTTACACCGTAGATGTTAACAATCCCAGAGTTACCGTTTGAAACCGCATACGAAGAACTGTTTACAAGCTCCAGTGCAGTTGCAGCATAGTTCTGAGGTACGATCAGATAGCGAGGAACGATGTTCAAAGTAACATCGCTCGTCTGCCCCTTCTGAAGTGCCATCAATCGAAACGCTTCGTTCAATGTAGTGACACTTGGTGCACCAGCGGCTGCCGAGTTAATATTGCGACCGCTTGCGTGAGAAGCCGAGAACAAAGCCACATTGTCCGCCATCGTTGGATTAGACAGCAGAACGTCGTAAACAGCTTTGTTTTGAGTTCGCCGAGCAGCGTTTCCATGCATAGCAGGAACTCGACTGATTGCATCAAGGTCGTCGTTGATGACGGTTTCCCAAGAAACCGAAAACATCGCACCATACTTTTCGACCTTGTAACTGGTCTTCAAATCGCTGATAGACTTTTGAGGATACGGCTTCGTCTCCGGAACCATTTCGAGATTGGGAGATTCGCCAAAAGATACCCGATTGATGTTTTTGAAATCGTCTACCGATGGAGCTTGGCGAGCCCAAACTGACCAAGAATATGGAGCTTCCTCGTAAGCATTACGAAGAGTCTTATTAGCCGCATCAAGCAACAAGTTTGGAAACGATCCGGTCGTATGATATGCATTTCGTTCGATCTTGTATCGACTCGATACGCCGTGAGCACCCATCGCAATGCGAGCAACCTCAACGTCGCTTAAGCGATCCGTTCGGATTCCCATGCGTTCTACACACAGAGTCGCCATACGTCGCAAACTGAGCTTGGAAAACTCATCAGCACCTGGAGCCTCTGGAGCTGCCGCCCGGACTTTTGCTGCACTAAATGCTCGCTTGACAAGACCGGCAGACATTGCTGCTGAGAATTTGTCATCGCTGCTTTCGGTGATAGAGACATGCACTGACGATTCGTTCGACTGACCGAGAGGCTGAGTTGCCATTTTGCGAATGATCCTTTCGTTTGCAACTGCTACAGAAACTCCTTCGTCAATCAACTGATCGGCAAAAGATCT